ACGACCATCAAAATATTCGAGATTCCCTTCTTCATTTTATACTATTAGAAAAACATATTTTTTCTAGGACTCTTCTTCCTCAAATGCCGGGTCTTCTGGGTACTCCGGTGGTGGCTTGGAGTGGATCTTGGCTTGCACCAGGTTCCACACCGGACCGAAGGTCTTCTTGGCGAACCACAGTCCACCGAATTCGGCGATGACGTTTAATTTTTTGCCCGCCTGAATTTCGGCGAACGCCACCTGTTCGAGATTCGCGTCGAACACCCTGGTGTGGTGGATGCGATCGACCTCGAGCACGCCCTCGAGGGTGGACCGCGTGTACGCGCTGGCGAGGGCGGTCTCGGTGAGTTCCCGTCCGAACCACGCGTTTGAATTTTGGAGCGCGGCCGAGAGGACGAGGGCGTCGACGTCTTCCACCTTGGGGGTGTTGTTTTCACCCAACGCGAGGGCGACCGTGCCCGCGCTCTCGGACTCGACGGTCACCTTGTTCAATTGGATGAACACCTTCTTCCCACCCTCCTTGGAGGCGCGGACGTAGTACATCCCGTCCTCTTCATTCTTCACCGGTTGTTCTCCGAAAGCGATCATGGTCGTATACGTTATCATGAAATCATTTCTTTAATTACAGTAATGAACACGTGTGAGGGGTGTAAATGTTACGCTCGTTCGGAGTCCCTGTACCCAGACCGACACCAATTCTGTGGGAAGCAGATCGGCGACAAGGTCTATCGGTTCCCTGACAGGTGTTGCGTCGGGGGGTGTCCTGGGCCCGGCAAAACCCCGTACCGGATCGTCGACGTCAGGGACATCTATCGCACACCCCCACCCTACATTAAGATCATATTACTTTTATTGATCGCCCTGAGCACCCTGTTCATGGCTTAAAGACACCACCCATAGGAAAGGTATAAGATGTCGGAAACCGCCGAGTTCAACCTCCAACAAGAAATCACCGCCCTCCGCTCCGAGGTCAAGTCCCTCGCCAAGCTTTGTCGAAAGATCAAAGCCAAGCAGGACGACCCCGACGGGAGCAAGGCGAAGGCACGGGCGTCGAACAACGGGTTCAATCGTCAACAAAAAGTCGACGACGAACTCCGCGCCTTCCTGGGTCTCGCACCGGAGCAACTCATCTCCCGCTCCGAGGTCACCAAGAAGATCAACGAGTACATCTCCAGCAAGGGATTGAAACACCCGGAGAACGGAAGACAAATCGTCTTGGACGACGCCCTCCGAAACCTCCTCAAACCCCCGGCGGATGTCGTCGTCACGTTCCTCAACCTCCAAAAGTATTTGTCCCCGCACTACGTGAAGGCTTAAGAAATATGTTTGTAATCTGTATACACTGATGGAACTCACAAGGGCTTCGATTGAAGAAATCCTTGGTACAAAAATCAATGACTTGAGTTTGTACCAACGAGCGTTCACCCACAAGAGCAAACTGAAGGAAGACCCCACCAAACAGAGTTTCGAGACGCTGGAGTTCATAGGCGACTCGTGTCTGGGATTCGTCGTCACGAAATTCCTGTTCGACCGGTTCGAGGAGAAGCAGGAGGGTTTCCTCACCAAGGCGCGCACGAAACTCGTCAGGCACGAGACCCTGTCTGACATCAGTAAAAAGTTAGGACTCTACCGGTTCGTGCAGATGGACGCCAAAGGCATGGCGAACGGGTGGTTCATGAATCCCAAGATTTTGGAGGACGTGTTCGAAGCCCTCGTGGGTGCGCTGTACCTCGACCTCGGTCTCCTGCACGCGAAAGAGTTCGTCCTGAGGGTGTACAACAATCCAGAACTCGTGAACCTGTCGATCATCTATAACGACGACAATTGGAAGGATCACCTGATGAAGTATTGTCAGACGAACAACTTTGAACTCCCGGAATATAGGATGCAGAGTCACGTCGACGGCGTGTTCCACATAGAGGCGTACGTGCGGGGAATGCGGGTGGGCAGTGGGTACGCGAAGAGCAAGAAACAGGCGGAGCAGAACGCGGCGAAGGCGTTCTTCTACCCACACACGGACTTAAAAGTGACAGGGGAAGACTTAGTAACATGCACCCGAACGTGAAGCGACTCATAGACAGGGTCTACGCCGCGCAGAAATCGGAGGAATGGCTCCGGTTACGTGGAAATATGCTTACTGCATCTGACGCCGCCTCGGCTATCGGGTGCAATAAGTACGAGACACCCCACGGCTTGTTATTGAAAAAGTGTGGGAAGGGGGAGAAATTCACCGGAAACGAGGCCACGAGGCACGGGGAGAAATACGAGGACGAGGCGAGAATACTCTTCGAGGAGAGATACGGCGAGGTCGTCCACGAAATCGGCCTGTGCCCGCACCCAGAGCACGATTGGTTGGGGGGGTCACCGGATGGCATCACGGAATCAAATTGTCTCGTGGAGATCAAATGTCCCATGATGCGAAAAATCACCCCAGAGGTCCCGGAGCACTACTTGCCACAACTACAACTGTGTCTCGAAATCCTCGGTGAGTGTCGATGACTGCGCTTTCTTTTTCTTTTTGTGTGGGCGTCGTTCCGTTCCGTGTCGTAATCGATGAGACTGACGAGAGATGTCGTGACGCAGACCTCCCGAAGGCGTTCTTCATCCAGTACAAACCCGCGGAGTTCAACTGGCCCGATCCGGAGGAGTTCGTGGTGACCGAGGTGGAGAGGGACAGGGGGTGGTTCGAGACGAACCTCCCAATCATGCGCGCCTTTTGGGACAAAGTCCTCTACCACAGGGAACACGGCATCGAGGAACCCCCGAAGAAGGAGGTCAAGCGTCGTCCGAGGAAAGAGCAACCGTGTGAGATCGAGGAAGATTCTCAGGACGAATATTTTAGTGACACGTGAAAAATAATATTGTGATACAAATATACAACATGTCTCGTTCTGAAATCGGTAAGAAGTTGAAGAAACTTCCGGAGGTCGCGGCCTGGGATCAAGCGCTCGCGGAATTCTTTACGTTTGGTGTGAAGAACAACGGTACTATCAAACTTATCCCGAAGAAAGGCACCGACGCCTATAAGAAAATCAAGAAACGTCAGAAAGAAATTTTGGCTGGCAAGTAAAAAAAATCTCAGGATACAGTACAATGCCTATTGTGAAAAGAAAATACACCTGCCCACGGGAACCGGCGAACAAGTGCAGAATGTCGAAGGTCGCTGGTGGTAAGCGTCTCGGTGTTTTCCGTAACGCCGCCCGAAAGACCGCCAACGGTGGAAAGGTCGTCACCCCGAAGCGAGGCACGAATTTGTACAAAACCGTTCGCGCCGCGTACAACAATCTCGTGAAGACTCGAAAGAACAGTATGACGATCACGGTCAACAAGAATGCGTGCCGTAACAGTGAAGGTAAGTTTACGGCGTGTGCCCGCGTGAAGACGAACAACAAGCCGATGCGACGACGATCTGCGCGCCTCGCCGCCAAGCAAAATTAAAATCTGCCACAAGTAATAATGACTGTCGCGCTGTGGTCAGAAGCCGTTCGTCTGGCTAAATTAAAGCACGGGAAGGATCCGAAGGGGTTCATGCGAATTCAGGGAAAATTATTGACAGACGCCCAAGCTATTTATCACGTATTACAAGTTAGTCGTCAGAGAGGTCGAAAGCGAAGCCCTTGAGTCTCTCCGGCTCATACACCATCAATTGATTCAGTTTGTACGTCACACCGAACTTTTTGTTCAAGAAATAGACACTCGAAATCTCCACGAGGGCTCGTCCACTATTTCTTGAATAAAGTCCATTCTTAATCTCATCGGTCAAACGATTTTTGTGTGAATCGAACACATCGGCTTTCACGGTATTGGTCGTCGTGATGTCCACCTTTACCCGGAACTTTGGCGCGTAGCCATTTCCACCCTCCTTGATGTTTGAGTTGAATAGGGGAAACAACTCGTCCTTCTCCATCTTCTTCCCGAAAATCTCCTCGGAGTGTTCGGTGACGTGATCGATGACTTTATTCTCCAAAGCGACGATCGTCTCGTAAAACTTTTTCACGTAGTTATCCTCCTCGTTCCACCCATTCATGGCGAAGTCGATGTTGTATTTAGCCGGACCAACCTCCGGTGTCCACGCGTTGATTCCAAAAGGCATGTACATCCTCGGCAGCTGCATCTTCATCGCGGAGTCTTCCTTGGTCGACACGACGAACCGTTTATTCTTGTACGGTTGGAACTTGATCGCATCGAGGCACTCGGTGAACTTCATGGTTCTTTCATAGGTATGTATTAATAACTTTAAGCGCTACAGGCGACGCAATCCGGTTCGAGTGAGAACTGAATCGGACGCGCCTTCGGTTGTGACCGGAGGTAATACATCCCCGTCTTCAGTCCTGATTTCCACGCAAACATGTGCATCGAACTCAATTTCGCAAACGTCGGACTCTCTAGGAAAAGATTCATGCTCTGGGTTTGGTCGATAAAGTGTCCCCTGTCCCTGGCCATGTCTATGACGACTTTTTGGGAAATCTCCCACACCGTCTTGAAGAGGGCCTTAGTATCCGGTGGAATGTCCACGATGTTTTGCACGCTCCCGCCAGCCTTGACCATGAGATCCTTCATCTGCTTCGACCACAGACCCTTCTGTTGGAGATTCCTCACGAGGTGTTTGTTCACGACGACGAATTCACCGGCGAGGGTTCTCCGGAGATAAATATTGGTCGTGTACGGTTCGAAACACTCGTTATTCCCGAGGATCTGCGCCGTGCTCGCGGTCGGCATCGGTGCGAGGAGGAGGGAGTTCCTCACCCCCGTCTTGACTTTTTCTTTCAGGGCGTTCCAATCCCACCTTCCGGAGAGGAGGCCCTCGCCCTCACCCCTCCACATGTCGAACTGAAGGATCCCCTGGCTAAACGGCGACCCCTCGAAGGTTTCGTACGCGCCCTCCATTAACGCTAACTCGTGACTCATCTCCAACGCACCGTGATAAATGGTTTCAAAAATTTCAGCATTCAACTTTCTCGCCTCCGGTGAATCGAAGGGATACCCCATGAGGATGAAGACGTCTGCCAATCCCTGCACGCCGATGCCGATGGGTCTGTGCCTCATGTTTGATTTCCTCGCGGATTCCACCGGGTAGAAATTCTTATCGATGACCCGGTTGAGATTCCGGGTGAC